TATGTGCGGATGGGTTTCCGCTGTGCTGTCAAATCCAATTTGGGGTGTCCTTTTCAGTTCAGTCCTTATCAGGTTCGATTTAGCATTTACTCACATGATTTTGTAAGTGGACTGTGCTCCGGTTGTCGCAACGCGGCCGGTTATGCACATCCTACAGTACGTGTCATGCACTAAAATGCTCTTCTCACCACAACCATCGCACTTGCATTGGGCCTCTGCCCTGCGTATAGTGTCGAGTTCGGTCATGTTTGATGTGAGGTTATTAAGTTTCCGTGGTGCAAAATTCAGTTCCAAAATTCTCGGTTTATGATCATGTCTCCTTGCAATTAACTGTCCTCTATAGTGGTCCCAGCTATAGATTCGGATTTCAGCTTGAGATAAGGCCGGATCCCTCGGGATTACTTTGTACAAGTCCGCTACAAATTGATCAAATTTCTCTCGTCCGTGGTGTACCATCATTTCTACTGCTTGTTCGATCTGCTGTCGCTTCACTTCGATGTCATCAATATTTCTTCTTCGCGTGTAGTTAACGATGCTATAAATGGATTCGAGAGGTAGTGGTTGTAGTAGGGTATTTCCGTCGTGAGTCCAATGCCTTTTCAAAAACGTCATGTTCCTCAATCTATCAGTGGGGACTATGTTATCAGATTTATCGGCTGCTGTTACGTTCCAACCATGAAGTTCTAAGTCTTCCTTCATCGTTTGTCTGTTCCAAAACTCCAAGGTCTTCGCGCTCGCAGTAGCTATAAAATCATCTCCATAAGTTAACACTCGGGTGTTTTTCATAAAATCTTGAATTACTGGGGGTCGTCCATGTTCTCTTTTATAAGTATGATAGTAGCTTGTCAATGCATTCTTCATTCCTATCAGGGAGTCAAGCGGCGAGGTCATCAAACATCCGGATTTCACTCCTTTTGTTGATACCGCTATATCTCGGCCGATAATATGGTTTGAAGCCTGCATATCATGCAAGACTACATGGCGTGCGTTCTTGTCCTCTTGAGTTTCTCCAGCATAATAGAAATCCAATAAATCTTTGACAAACTGGTAATCCTCTCCGTCCACTGACGAGTCATAGGATGCGTAGTCAATGTCAAAGCCGATTGGGTCATCAGGCTGGAAGGCGTGAAACTCCT